CTGTTGAGGAACTCCATACCGCTAGTGACCGTTGTCAGCATAGAGCGCTGGAAGCGAAGCGACGCTTCGAGACCCTTCGAGTCCTTACGGCGCGCAACTTCAGAGTTAATCTCCTCAAGTGTATTACTCATTGACATCTTTGTACCGCTGATACCCTTACGGTCCATACGCTCCAGAATCGTCAATCCCTCGGTCTTCTTCACTGCCTCTTGTTCGGGAGTCAGGTATACAGCAGGTGTTTGTGCTAATGCAGGTGCCTCCGCCGCACCACCGCTACCATTAAACCAGCTACGAAATCCGCCGGCAGCAGGAGCCGCAGCGGCAGCATTAGCAGCACCATTTGTCGCTGTCGCACCACCACTGAGACCAGGAATACTAGAAAACCAGGACTTGGCAGCAGGCGCCGGTGCAGCAGCGGAGGTCGTTGTTGTTGTGGCAATCGGTGACGAATTAGATACTGTAGGAGCGGATGAAACACCAAGGCGAAACGTCTCACCGCCGCCGCCACCGCCAATAGGTGCTGAGGGACCCGTCTCCCGCATAATACGGATGTTATCGCCACCGCCCGATGGCTTCACATCAAAGGTTACATTTGTATCATCAAGGCTCACGAATTCAATATCATCTACCGCCTTGAGTTCAGCAGCCGGAGACGCCGGACGACCCATAGAGCCCGCAATCTTCCGTTGATTGCCGAGAAGATTCAGATCAAAATCGTTCTGGTTAATATCAAGTGAACGACCTAAATCGTGGCTGGCGGAGATTTCGGGGAACGATCCACCATCGGATATGTGAATCGTAGGACCGCTCATAGTTTCCTTCTTTTACCTCCTGTGTCTTCGTTTTAGGTCAATGAACGCATAAATTTAAAACAAACTCTTAGAGAGAAAATTATACCATGTCCGTCCCCCGTGCCAAAACCCTTTATACGAACCAATCAGCGGCAGATATTGAGTTTCTGGTCCACGGGCAAGGTGTATTTATGTTTGAAACTCAGAGCAGCCAAAAGACGACAGCCGGTTTTCATTTGTTTAATAAAGAGTTGAAAGGTCTATATGTAGAATTTGGCAATGGGTATGTACATGTAAGTAATATAAATGAGTCGCTAATCGATCCCGATAATACAACAGGGCTCATAAATAAAAGTGGAGCATACTATTGGTTCAGTCTTGATACTCATAATCATAGACTGTATGCGGGCGTTGGTGAGCCACGGTATGAAACAGTTATCTATGAATATAATCTTCCAGAAACTGCTATTAATTTCTTAGAGACGATTCAATATATCAAGTTTACAGCTTCGTCCAATATTAAACCTATAAAATTACTGAGAGACCCTATTACAACATCTATTCCAATGCTTGTGAAACATTCGAACGACTTAACTATGAATGATGTCGCAACGGGCGCATACTTGCCGAAAGCGAATTTATCCCTTGTCGCCCAGAAGCTCTACGACTGTATTGCTGGTAAGAATTTCAAATTAGATGATATCGATTTTCCTGAGTTTTCTAAGGCAATCACCCAAAGTATTCAGAATCCGAATGGCTGGTGCTATAAGCGTCTGTTAGAAAAGGCGAATGAATTCAGCAAAGAGCCGCGTCCTCAAGAGACGTATTTACGTATTACTCTAGGACAAAACAACGGCGAATCCCCTGGAGTGCCGTATGTGATGGAAATTTGGCCGGTAGGGCATTTTTCACCAATACATAGCCATTCCGCCGCAAATGCCGTTATTCGCGTACTTCATGGATCAATTCAGGTCGAGCTGTTCCCATTTCTATGTGATGAAAAAGATACTGTAATGCCTTTTGGAACAGAGAATTTTACAAAAGAGGATATTACATGGATTAGCCCAACACTCAATCAAATCCACCGACTTACAAACCTCCCAACCAACATAGAGCCGTGTATAACGATACAGTGCTATATGTATAATGAAGATGACGACGCTCACTACGATTATTTCGATTACTTGGGTGATAACGGTAAAAAGTTACAATATACACCGGATTCTGATATGGACTTTGTCATGTTTAAGCAATTAATGAAGACTGAGTGGCAACAAGTTTTTTAAGAACAATAAAAATATAAAGGGACTATAGAATGGGTCATCTTAGTCCGACAGGACCAGTAACACATTATACTATAATGTTTATTATATCCATGTTGGCTGGCTTATTATCAACCATGAATGTTTGGGCGACACGTTTTAGCGATATACGCATCAGTTTGAATGATATATATATATGTCATGTTTAATGACCGGTTGGATGTTTTTGTTTATGGGTCTAGTGTACCAAGAAACAATTACATTTATATTCGGAACCGTACTTGTAGTTGGGTCTATATGGTGTATCCGAACCCAATTTAATATAACGCAGGACGAATATATACAAGGAATGATTCCGCACCATTCTATGGCGGTCCATATGAGCCAGCGATTGTTAGAAAAACAGAACACCATAAATACATTTTTACAAAAAATTATTAACGGGCAAAATGAGGAAATTGAGTTTATGAAGCGCATACAGGAATCCAAAAAGAACTAAGACTGTCGATAAGCCATTAAAAACGCATCGGCTAAATCGGATTTCTTGGCGCGACCGGCAAAGAACGTAGCCCATCGAGCCACCTCAGCCCCACCCGCTGCCAAAATAGCGGTAACATCTGCTTCCGCGCCGTCTTTACGTGCCTTATACTCACCTGAAGCCCCGCTAATATCGGTGTAATCAACAGCCCGCGATTTAACACCGGCGTGAACAAAGTCTATATTACCGGTCCAAAAATACTCAGTTTCCAATCGATGTGCCAAAAGCGTATAAAGCATAATCTGTACGGATTTCATAGTAGGATTTTTCATCGCCGGCTGATTTTCAAGTCGAATCAATTCAGCTCTAGCCATTGATGAAAGTACAGATGTTAACCAGGTATCCATAGCTTTACGAATTGTATCCAGCGAAACCGACATTGTCTTGACTGCTTTCCAGGGTACTAAATATTCTTTCTGCGCCCACGTTACAAGATCAGGTTTTTTCATCTTCTTCGTATCTACACCACGACCAGTAGCGAGTGCCTTGAGCTCTTTTGCGCCAAGCCCGCACGGTAGACAAGGCAGCGATGGCTTTGATGTTGCCGATTTCTTGACACGAACGCCGCTAGCACATGCCTTACACCATTTCCGTCCATCGCCAATGGAAATCCACTTTGCGCCGCCACCGCAACCGACGCATGACTTGGCGGTCTGGGCGGTCATGCCGCCTTCAAGTAAATCTACGTTATCCCAGGCGGCAATCGACCATTCTCCAGAAATCCCGTGCTCTATAACACAATACGCTAGATTACGAATACCCATATCAAAACCAACGTAGATGGGCATTCGGAATAGGTCTCTATTTAGAGTAAGATTTAGACCTAATCCTAGAAATGTCTACAAAGTATTTTATACTTGCCAAACAACATACCGATGATACATCAAACGATTCAAAGAATCAAATTATGTATCCAAATACAAATACAACCTATATTTTACCTGCCAATAATCTACCCTATTATGCGGAGCATGGTCTCTTTGAAAAATTTCTGATTGATTGGTGTCGACAATTTGCCAAGAACAAAACGATTCTAGATATTGGTGCACATACGGGAACATATTCTATTGCTTTAGCCTCATACGCAAAACAGGTCCATAGTTTTGAGCCCCAGAAAATGACCTATTATGCTTTATGCGGTAGCATCGCCCTTTCTAATGCTAAAAACGTAACTGCTTACAATATTGCCCTAGGTGCTCCAGATCAGGTAGGTACCCAGACATTAAATATTCGCAGCGATGATGGCGGCGGCTCCTCGCTACAGCCATTCACAGAGCCGGTCCTTGCCCAAGAGCATGTAGACGTTAGAACCCTAGATTCGTATAATTTTCAGAATATCACTTTCATAAAAATGGACGTAGAGGATAATGAATTAAATGTTCTCAAGGGTGCCGTCCAGACTATAAAACAAAATAAGTATCCTACGATTCTGTTTGAATCAAACCACGAAAACAAGCCTCTGTTTTCCTATATTATAAATGAACTCGGTTACGGAAATATATTACCAGTCAGCGGTGTCAATAATATGTTTTTAACAGAGCCCCCAAAAAACCAGAAACAGCCCCAGCCCCCGTCCGTTCAAACTAACCCAAAAAGTTATTACGAATCTCTAGGGATCCGCTAATGGATGTAAACTATCCAATACAACTGTCACATACAGATATTAGTATTTTAATACCTGTATGTAGCGAAGCAAGCAGAAAGGCACATACTAAAGCAATAGCAGAGGCGAAAAAGTATCCTGAACGATTTCACGAAGTCTATTTAGCAATTTATAATCACGAATTTAATATATTATACACAAGTATTCTTAAACAGTTCGAATAAATTCCCAACCCATATCTTCGCAGATTTTCTGCCAAATCTTGTCTTGCATATAAAGTTTCTCGCGGCTTTTTAACAGCGGAAAGCACGGCAAATAATCATCGAGCTCCAGAAGTTCGCAAAATTTATAAAGTACAAACGAGTATGATAGGAAGTTGGAGCGCTTCTTAGGGCAATGTTTCACGAAACTAAATTGGATTTCCTTAAACATATACCGAAGCTTTTCCTCGACTTCGCGCGACAAAACGGGCGCCGAAATACCGTTGAGCCGATTGAGAATATGCGCTACGTGGTCGTAGCAGCGGTTTAATTTTAGCTTTTTAATTACGTCCTTGAGTTTGGACGGTTTGAGTTTACTCATGTCAGTAATACGTTCCTTACGGAGCTCTTGGCGAAT